CTCTTCCGATCTGTTCGACGTCGTGGACGACAATAAGTACAAAACCCAAGCTGGCATTGACATGGCCGGAATCGCCAGCTACGCAGAGTTGGTCGAGAATTCGTTCCCATCTGGGGCGACTGACAAGCACGGTCGCGTTGTTCTTAGCCACACTAGTACCGTCGTGGTCGACTGGGCCGGTTATATCGTGCGAGATGTTCTGGGCGATGAAAACTACTTCCACATACATCATAAAGTGAAAGGTCTCTGGGACAGCATTGAGCCGGACGTTAATCAACTGATGAGCGCCCATATCGTTGGTGACGGGGTGAGGAACTCCGAAGTCGGCCCAATCTTGGAGCCCGCGTCTTTTAGGATGTCATCCGACGCGGCCGTCGAAGCAATTCGCAGGCGCCAACGACCACACCTGGGCCTTCTACAACACGACGTGAAAGGGCCAGTCAGGGTTGCAGCGCAGGAGGTCGCAGATAGGCACGGCCATTACCATAATGACGTGTCCAATCGTCGATGGGCCGCCATCTGTATGTGCGAGCACGTATCCGAGCAAATGCCTAGGCTACATGCCACGTTCACACGGGGATGGCCGAACTTCGGAGCGCTCGAGAGGATCGTCCCGATCGGGTGTCATGACACGCGCAGCAAAAGCGGGGCGGTGATCGTCTGCGAAGGTTGCGCGCGAATTTTGCCGCTCATCCGCGCATCGCCTCAAATGGAACACGACCCCGCCCTAGTCACCTTATTAGCAGCGTTGTACGGTCTTCCCATTATCTGTCCGACTTTCACTACTCCCGATGCGATAACATCATTGGAGATTGGGCTCGAAGACATGGAATGGAACCCTAGTCACGCGATCACATGCGACTACCAGTGCAGGACCAGATTCAGGAACCGCAATCTGAGCGTAGGGCGGCTCTCAATGCTACACGGTTTAATCGAGGCGAGCGAGATAGCAGGAGTCCCCCCCCAGCCACCAGACTCGATCCTCCTCCGCCAGTCAATGAAGAAACCCACGCATATAAACATTCAGACCGTCTGCGATAACTGGATGAAACAAGGACGACCTAGGCAAGACATTTGGACTACGCTGATAGTCGAAAATGAGCCGAGCGATCCGATAGTGTGGGTGCTCTCGCATCCTAACGAGCAGGGGAGAGACACGTGGCATGTGCACGCA